AATGCGAAACTCAATGTCTTTGTTTAGAGCCAATGGCGGAGTGTCGCCGCATTCACATTTTATGTGGCTCATGCTTCCATCTCCCAGCATATTGCGCATTTTGGTCTAAGCATTGGATTGCATTTACCGTCTTCTCTATTGTTTCTGTGTGCTTCTGATGCCGTATGATCGATATCCTTCAGGTATCTAATCATTGCAGAGGTATCAATTGCCCTCTGAACCCATGCAGACCGGTTCCCGTTCGTGTATTCATCCGCTAATTTATCCAAATTTCGCTTCGCCTCCAGTGTTAATGACACTGTAATGATGGTTTTATCGTCCCTCATGGTTTGGACGAGATAGTAGTTATTAATAAATAATCTGTAAAAGGGCTTATAGCCTGTGGCTAATCATGGGGTGGGTGTGGTTGGGGCTCTAGTATAGTGCCTCACCCTAAAGAAGATTTGAAGTGAGGTGTAGAGGCGAACACTCGGTTTACTTTATACACCGTCAGCGATGGGAGGGTTGTATGACCAAATCAATGACTGGCTCTTTTTACCTAACCGAATCTATTGAATTAACTGCCGCACAGGCTTCTGGAACTGCTACAAGTGGAACTATGGACCTTTCTGCTTATGTAAATGTCCCAACGGGGCAGGCAATCGCAATAGAGAGTGTTGACTTCATCGTGCAAAGAGACGCACCATTCGGTCAGAATTTCAATGCAATGCTCGCAGTTAATGGCGCAATCTCTTTTCAACTAGCAGATTTAAATCCTGGTACTTTACTTCTCCAAGCAAACTCTCAATCACTTGTTGCAAGTGGTGCATTAAATATTGATGTGATTAATAATATTGGTTCAGAGACAGCAGACTTCTATCCCGATAACTTTGGGCCGTCTTCTTTATCCGAAGCGTTCCTAGTAGTGAATGATACTCTTTATCTAACAGGAATGCCAAGTGGTTCAGCAATTGGTGCCGATGATGTTCTGATAACAGCGAGAGTTCGTTGTAGAGTAGTCAAACTTTCTACAAAAGACTGGATGGCAATAGCGATTCAATCAACAGCAGAGGCATGATACCGTGCCGAATTCTGATTGGGAGAGAGGGTACTCTGTCGGTTATGCTGCTGCACATCGCAGTGATGTTAGAGACATTACTTCAGAACGGGGTGAAAGTGTACGCAAAGTGAAAGTAAAGAGAACCAGGAAACCTTCTCGCTACAACTTAGAGTACAAGAAGCAATATGCTATACTAAAGAAGAAGCATCCTCGATCTAAATTCGCAGCACTAGCAAAGAAGGCTCATGTAGCAACAAGGAAGGCGATGAAGTAATGGCAAAGGAATCAAGAACAACCAAGGCTCTAACGGGGCCAAGACAACTAAAGGAAATGATTCCTATGTATTCAGGAGTGTATGATGACACTGATGGATTCCCTTCAATGAATGGTTGGCATGGTACGGGTGTCGGACCAAATGGGAACTTTGTATATTATGAATCAAGTATTGATGTTAATTTAGCACTTGATGATTTAACTATGTTCCCTCAAGCAGTATTAGTTCAAGACCCCGGTGTTTATTATCGCACCCCCAACCCTCTGCCCGTACCTAACATTGACCAATTACAAATCCTAGACATAATATCAGTCAGACAATTAGACCCAGTTGAGATTGCCAACAATATGCGTGATGGTAATGCCGCCGCAGGAATGTTAGGGACTACAGAAGACTTCAATCAAATTATTATGGGGACCTGGAGATTAATGGGAAACAATTCAACCTTAGGCATTGCGTCCAATGTTCAGACAACGGTAGATGTCAAGGACTTTTCAAGTGCATCACCATTTGCTCAAGACCGTCTTTGGTGTTATAGATTTTTAATGCCATTGAGTGATGACCTGTCTGCTTCTGGTTTAGGTTCGCCAGCATCAAGATTCATTGTCCAGGTAATTGTTGGTAAAGAAGGCGACTTGCAATACATGATGCGACTTAAGAATTCATACGAACTTCAACAGTTGTGATCGAATGGTCTCCAATGTCGTATTGGGAAAGTTTTCAAAGTTAGCATGGATATGGACGATGACCTATCTTGCTGTAACTGATGAGGAAGATGACCCCATCTCTGATGCAATGGCGATTGGAACCGCTGCACTAGCCACAGGATTCATTCTAAATCCTCAATTAACATTTGGAGTAACTGGGTGGGGTGTCAGAGCGATAGCAAGCCATCCAGTTACAATAGCCGCCGCAAGTGCCGCAGTTGTAGGAGGAGTTATCGCACACAAGATCGATCCTGGTTCAGGACTAACGAACTATGTTGGTTTCATTACTGGGGGAAACTTTGGAGAAGAAGATGTTCATTACTTCTCAGGAGACCCGAACGATTCAGGTTATTTTAATCTAGGAAGGAATATCCAAATCATTGGCCAACATCATTGGGATAAAACCGTAGAAGGATATTCTAAAAAACTTGATACATTACAAGAAGATGCGATGAAGTATTGGATTGGGCCTAAACCGTTTTCTCTTTGAATGCTTCAGAGAATTTGGGAATTATGTTTTCAAAACACCAACTACAAATTGAATACATTCCAATTACTTTGACAGTTCTGCCAAATCCCTCATGTACTGAACACATATGACAAGTCAATATCTTTCTACGATAGTTTGACTTTGCTCTCATTCTATCACCATCGGGTCACAAGTGCAAGCGCCATATCGTCGTGCATCACAAAAGCATTTGAAATATCTAGCCCACATTCCCGTTTGACCCGTAGTTGGGTCACAATTATTTACAAAAGTATACTTCTGATTACAATTACCACACCATACACCAATGCGAAACTCAATGTCTTTGTTTAGAGCCAATGGCGGAGTGTCGCCGCATTCACATTTTATGTGGCTCATGCTTCCATCTCCCAGCATATTGCGCATTTTGGTCTAAGCATT